GTTGTCATAGAATCAGTCACTGGGTCTATGATGAGAATCTTCCCTGACGTTGATTTGGTTGTTAGGAAAAATGGTGAGTATACCTTTTATGATATGAAATTGAAGAAGCACTTAACACAGTTGCAATTTGGTGAGATCATACCAGATCATTTGCACACATCAACAGATATAGATAAGTTAGATTCTTTGATGCATTGTGTCACTTTTCCTCATTTGAGTTATTTGGTAAAGGGAAGGGAAATGGGGTTTGTCTCCAAATTGAGCATATACAAGACAAAGAGTTCAGAGTTGGAAGAACATTTCCAGTTGTCTGAAAAGGTTCACAATCTGGCCATGTCAGCTACGATGAGTGAAATCAAAGAGTGTTTTGATGTGTATTGCTCTGAAAAGATCAAGGTAGAACCAATTAAGCCCAAAGGGGTGGCTCAACACAGGTCTCATTTTGAGAAAAACATGAAGGAGATAGTGGATTGTGTGAAATTCAATGGCCCTGACTACATGGATTTCTTTTTGAATAGCCTTGGTTGCACAAGCAGAGATGATTTGTCAGACTTTTGCAGAGACAAGTTAACCAATTTGGAGCCTGTAAGACCCAACTTTGACTTCCCGATTTTTGATGAATCAGATATAAGCAATTACACCATAATGAGGTATTTGAAATACTTGGCAGAGAAGATTGATGATCCCTTGGTTTTGTTGTTGAGCATGTGCACTGATGATAAAGTTCATCCAACCGAAGCAGACATTGAAAAATACCCCATGACCTTTACTGGTTATAAGTTCAAAGCCCAAAGAGTTGATCCAGATGATGAGGACAGCAGTTTGTTCAAGATTTTCTTTGAGAAACCTGCTGATGATGACACAGAGTTTCCTATGTTCTTCCCTGGTGATTTGAAAGATGAGATTGAGCTAGTTGATTTAGAACAAAAGATTTGCCAAGACATAAAGGGGCTCTCCAGGAAACACACTAGGCGATCTGTGTTGTCTGATGATATTTTGAGAGTTATATCAACAGCTGACAGTGGAACAAATGTTGAGCGTGACAGTGTTAACAGAATTCAGTTGTTTTATGAGCAAATGGACAGAACTAACTTAACAGATCTATTTAGTCAGATTTCTGAAACTGCCTTGATAATGTCTCAAAACAACAAGCTACAAAAATACATCAAGGGTGACTCTGGTTTGAAGTTTGGCTGCATTTGGTTTAGCGTTAAAAAGGTGTACAATAGAGAAGCTGTGGTTATATCTTCAATAACTGGTGGGTTAAACAGAGAGAAGGATTTCATGTACACAATGAGGGGTGTCGTGAGAGAATCATACCATTGCACTAACAAGAACTTGGACAGATTCTTCAATGTGTCTCCTGTGAATAATTCATGGAATTCAGTGGTGTTCTACAAGTACATAAGCTTAATCAGCATGTTACAAGAACAACATGCTTTGTACCACCCACAGGATTATCAACCACCAGATGATGATAACATGTATTGCCACTCTGACTTTACATGTTTAACTGCCATGATGTTGTCAATAAATAATGCTAGATTTTCACAGGTCTCTGAAAATATCAGATATTTCATGATGAACTTAACAGGGATTAGTTTCCAGTTGCAGGACTTGTTAGAAAAAATTGACTTTTACACCCCTAATACACAATTTGAGTTATTGTATTTTTCAAGAATGCTAAAAACCATCTATTTCACTGACATGGTCTGCAACAACAACTCCAAGAGCAAAATCACTCATAAGTATATAGCTAAAGGTGCAACAACTGATGAGGATGTGGTTAAGATGTCTTGGATGATTGCTTTTCCTAATGAGAACAAGTACACATTGGGAGACCAAAGGTTCTTCAACAACTTCTATATATGCAAAATGCTTTCGGTTGAAAGATTCAATAGAACAGTTAACGAGGCCATGGTTTTGAAGAAACAAATAGAAAATAGGATAAAGTTTGTGAAGAAACAATTTAACTACTTGAGATTCTCTGACATTGATGAGGGTTCCTTCAAGTCCAATTTCATAAAATCTATGGACATAAAGCAAACAGGTCAGTTTTCACAAAACCCTTATGTTGTGGCTCTTGCATCCATGTTGCAACACTTAGATTCACATCATAAAAAGTGGAGAAAATTGAAAAATCACTCAGTAACCTACAGAGAGATGATAGACACTTTAGAATCCAGAAATCAGTTATCTGAATTATTGGTTAAAAGGATGAAGTTATCATCAACATTCAACAACAGGGGCTCAGTGTCTTTGAATGGCACCAACGGGATTATGAGAACACACAAGGTAAATGAAAAACAGAGATTGTGGAATAGAAAACAAAAGAAATATGAAGAAAAGGTTGTCCCTAAAGTTTACAATCAAACTGATAAATGCTACAGAACAGTTTTGTATGCTCTATTGGATTTTTACGATGACAGGAAGATTAATGAAGGTTTGGTGTTGCCTGAGAACTACAAAGATTATAGGGATTTTCTAAAAAAGCCAAACATTGATTCCTACAAATCAAAGGATGAATTACATTTGTATTGCGATGAGTTGCTCAAATGTGTGATTCACTTCTTGATTAATGATTATCCAGTGATAGCCAGAATGGTTCATAAAGATCAGATCGGTCCGAGAGAAATAGCTGTGTTGAACGCTGTGGGCAGGTTGCTAGCGTTTTTTTTAGAAGAATGCTCTAGAGATTACAGGGACTCATCAGTTGCGAAAGGGGACAAAATGAACATGATAGAGCGAAAGGAAAAGAACATAGAAGCTAACAATTTGTTTGTCAAAGGCAAAAGAATGTTGAAGAAGGGCTTCAATGTTCATTATGACAATGCTGACTGCAGCAAGTGGGGCCCTAGCATGATGCCACAAACAATGTGGTTATCCATGTCTTTAAAACGACCAGATGAAAACATGAATCATTTCACAGAGGCTTTGTTTAGGCAATTTTCAAACAAGGTTTTCAAGGTTCCAGACAATTTTCTTATGCAAACAGAAGAAAACTCAAATTCCAAGAGACGAAAGAATCTGAGATTTGAGGGAGATCTAGCTAGAGCTGTCTCACTAGCAGGTGACCCTGATGAGAGGATGCATGCCATCATGGACTTTATTGAATTTCAATCAGGAAATATTGCTGACAAGATGTCATTCGTGGTCAGGGAAATGGACAACAGCAAAATCGGGAACTCTCTGATAGGTTTCTTGTTTGCATCTGAAGGCATGTTTCAAGGAGTTTTGGGTGTCACCAGCTCAGTGTATGCCAATGACATTTATTACTTATCCAAGTTGGTAAGGGAGAGGATATTGGAAGAATTTGATTATGAGGTTTCATTGATTCTGACCTCCGACGACTACACGCAAGTTGAAAGTTACAAAAACATCAAAACCATTGCTCTTTTTGCCAGGAGCTTGGCAATCCACAAATCAATATCAGAGGATGGGGGAATAATCAGGAGTATGTCCAAGAGTTCAGCAACTATATACACATGTGAGTTCAACTCGATTTGGAGGACAACAGATGGTGTGTTCTCCCCTGATGTAAAATCTAGATTGGCATACATAGACTTCCCACATGAGTCTGACTTGTATTTGCAGTGCTTGGACCCTCACAACAAAGCCATGAGTTATTTGAGGAAGGAAGGGAGTTTGTCAGGAGCCTACTGGATACAGATAATACTATCAGCTATGATAACTAGGATGCAATCTACAACTAAATTGTTCAACACTATATCATCCAGAATATATGATTTGCCATTAGAGTTGGGTGGTTTGGTTCCCATTAGACCATTGTTTCATGCTAGCTTACCTTTACATGCTGTTCTGTTGAGAAATTATTCAAAGGGACAGGATGTTAAACAAACACTTGCCAGAATGATACATTTGCAACATTTTTGCTCAGATGAAATTGAATTTGATGAATACAAGTTACCTGACTTCACTAGGTTATCCATAATGATTCTGACTGCCAGACCGAACAGATCAGTTAGAGAGATGAGGGAGTACATGGACACCTTGCCACCCTTGACCTTCGACGTATTGAAGATCGGTAAATACTCCAGGTCTATTCTCATACCCATGATGAACTCCTTGAGA